GCAGGAAGCCGGCGAGACCTGGGCGCTGTGCTCAATCGGGCGCGGCGCGCCGGCCGTATGGCTGCAGCGCGGCGAGGCCTGGGCGACCGGCAACGGCGTGGCCCAGGGCGTGACCCAGCGCCTCGAGGCGCGCGGCCCAGGCCCTTACCAGAGCCTGCCGCGGCTGTACGTCGACCGCGAGAAGCCCGTCATCATGCCGGCCGGCGTGCTGGCCAAGCTGTAGCGGATCCAGAAACGACAAAAGCCCCCACCGCCGCAAGGCAGTGGGGGCTTCTTTTTGGGGTCAGCGAGTTGCGCGAATCAGGCCTGCAGGGCCGGTGGGTGACGCCTGGTCGCCATACAGAAAGCGGCGCTCGCTCTCGAGCACAGACGCCGCGGCCTGGGCGGGAGATATGCCCGAGGCGATCAGCTGATCGAGCACCCTTTCCGCCCAGGGCTCGAGGGTGCCTACGGTCTCGCCGCCAAGCGCGGCCTGGTAGCGCTCGATCCACTCGGCGCGCGTCAGCTGCTCAGCCATTGGCCACCGCCTTGGGCAGCTTCGCCTGCCGCGTCTTGAGCTGGAACAGCTCGAACAGGCCCGGGTGCATGCGATAGTCGCCCGCTTCCCACTCCTGCCAGCGCCTGCAGGTTGCATGCACCAGGTCGGCCGCCTGGGTCTGCGTCAGCCCGGCCGCGGTACGCGCCGCGAGGATCTGCTCGGGCGGCGGATTCGAGGAGGCGCTGCGCGCGCCTCGGTTCGGGTGGTTTGCCATTGTGACTCCTCGAGGAGGTGCCACCCTCAGCGGGTGGCAGTGAAGAAGCGGGAAGGGAGATCCATCAGGGCCGGGTCGCTGCAATCCATCCAGGCCTCGAAGGCGGCCGGGGCGCGGGCCTCGAGCTCGTCCATCAGCACACCGCGCACCACCGGCACTTCTTCGCCTTGCTTGGCATTGGTCAGCTCGAAGGCCTCGACCAGGTTAGCCAGCGGCAGGGCCGCAACGGTGGCGCGCATCTTGTTCATCAGTTCGTTTTGCATGTTGATCACCAGCCCCTGACTGACCGAGGCGCGTCGTCTTTCGATGGTTCGCATTCTACGCGGTTTCCGCGTATCGTCAAGCGTAAAAACCCGGCGCTTGGCCGGGCTCCTGGTCAGGCTACGAACTCAACCTCCCAGCCTTGCATCGGGCCGCTTGCGGCGAGGATCGCCTGGTCAAGCTCCTCGTCGGTCACCTCGCCCAGGGTGGCGAACTCGACCGGCTCGCAGGTCTCGTCGTCGAAGGTGATAACAATGCGCTTCCAGGCTTGAGAGTAGATCGACTTCATGGTGTTAGCTCCAGCCCCTGACAGCCCGAGGCGCGGCGTTTGATGGGGCCAATAATACGCGGTTTCCGCGTATCGTCAAGCAATAAAAACCCCGGCGCATGGCCGGGGCTTGATCACTTGCTTCGGCGCGCATAGAGCGCATCGGCGGCGGGCCGATCTAGACCCCTTTCGATATAGCGCCAGACCCGCCGGATACCGTCAGGGGCGTGGCGGTCGTAGTTGCTGCAGAGCTTCCAGACGCTGAACAGGTCACCGTCCTGGCTCAGCGCATACTCGACGCCGTTCTTGTTGGCCTTGCGGGCGAGGATCCGCATCACTTCACCCCGCGCAGGTTGGCGAACAGCGGCGTGGTCGCTTCCATGGTCAGCAGCGCGATCTCGCGACCCTTGCGCAGCTGGCAGCTCAGGCCGTCACCCGTCACGCTGGTGACAAGCCAGCCGTCGGCCGTCCAGACGTCGCAGTAGAGGAAAGCAGAGAAAAAGCGGGCGGCGTGGTCGGCGGCGGTGATCTCGATCAGGCCAGCGGCTGGCATCTGGCGGCCAAGGTCGGCGGTTTTTTGCGCGAGAATTTGCATGGTGATGACTCCAGCCCCTGACAGCCCGAGGCGCGGCGTTTGATGGGGTCAATAATACGCGGTTTCCGCGTATCGTCAAGCAAAAAGAAACGCCCCGCTCGGCGCTAACCGAGGGGGGCGTATTGTCAGGCGGCGCGCGCCTGCTCGAGGCGCTCGAGCGCGACGCTGTGATAGTGCTCGGTCAGCTCGCAGCCGGCCCAGCCGTAGCCCTCTAGCTCGGCCGCCACCAGGGTGGTGCCGGAGCCCGCCTGGCTCGCAGATCTTGACCACCTGGCGCATGAGCTCGGTCGGCTTGCCGGTCATGTGGTGCTTGTCGGCCTTGCGCACCGGCTCGCGCATCACGCCAGGCAGTACCGGGGCCTGGCGCTGCAGCGGCATGCCGCCCTTGCTGCCCCACACGATGTACTCGGCCTGGGCGCGGAAGCGCCCCAGCTGGGGCCGCACGCCTTCGGTCTTATCCCACACGGCCACGCCGCGCCAGGTAAAGCCGGCGGCCTGCAGGGCGTCGGTGGTGATCGGCAGCTGTCGCCAGTCGGTGAACAGGCAAACCGGCGCGCCATCCTTGAGCAGGCGGAAACACTCGGCGAGCCAGAGCGTCATCCATAGGGTGTGCGAGCGCTGGTCGCGATGATCGCCCAGGAACTCGGCCTCGGCCCACTTGGTCTGGCCGTTGCCCTGCATGTACTTGGCCGACGGTGCCGCCTGACGCGCGCCCATATGCAGGCCGCCGCTCGAGTAGGGCGGGTCGGTGATCAGCGCGTCAAAGGTGCCGGATTCGAGGCCGCGCAGGATCTGCAGCGAGTCGCCCAGGTGCAGCGCGTTTTGGTGTTTGGTGTTGGTCATTTTCCACAGCCTTTTCGAGGCCGCTCGAGGCGGTCGGCTGGGAGGCTCGAGGCCTTCAAATGGTTCAGGGTGCCGCAACGTGGGCACTTGATCTGGATCTCGGCACCGTGGCCGATTTTGGCGAGGAGGCGCTCACAGCCCCCACAGCGCAGTGGATTAAGCATTCTGCTAAGCCTTTGATTCTGCTAGGCTCGCCGCCGCTCTCGAGAGCGCGGGGGCCTTGGCTGGCTTGCAGGCATGGTCTGCAGGTTGGTACCAGGTCGAGCCGTTCCCGCGGCCCGGCCTGGTGCCCTCGTTTACTCTTGGCGGCCGTCTGGATAGGTCGCCTCGAGGGTGCAGCGGTAGCTTTGCTGGCGGGATCCGCTGGCGGTCACCTTGTCGATTGACCAGGTGCCACGCATGAAACTTGGCCAGCTGTCATCGAGCTCGAGCAGCCCCTCGGCGCTTAGCGCCGGATTTCCTGGGCAATCAATCCGCAGCTTTGCCGCCTCGCGCTGCGTCTTGCGCTGCTCGCCCTCGGCCGCGGCCTTCGCCTCGGCTTCGTTCTGGTAACGCTGGCGCACCGTCTTGAACGGCCCCTCGCCCACTTCCACCACGCATTCCTTGCCGGCGCTGCCGTCCCACCAGGTGGTCTTGCAGCCCTTGAAGCGCACGCGGCTGTCCTGGTCGATGCTCGCCGCAATAAACGCGCGCTCGCCCGGGCGGTTGTCCTTGGTCACCGATAGCGTCACCGGTGGCAGGGTCTTGCCGCTCAGCGTCTTGACCTGCCCCCGGCGGGCCAGCACGTAGAGGTCATTGACCGGCTTTGTCACCGCGTCATAGCGGCGCGCGATCCGGGTCAGAAAGCCCATGTCCGTTTCGTTCGACTGGTCGATGTGGGCGATTGGTATCGCGTCCAGCTCGGGGGCCACGCGCGGCGAGAAGCCGTGCTTGGTGGTCAGCTGGCGGAATACCTGGCCGAGCGTGGTCATGGCGTAGCTGGCCGAGCGCCTGGCCTTGAAGCCGGTCTCGTCCTTCACCTTGAAGGGCGCGGCGGTCGCCACGATCAGCAGCAGGGCCGGGAAAAGCTGGGGCGTGGTGCGCGTGACGACAAACTCGCCCTTGTCCACCAGGCCCGTTTCCTTGTAACCGACCCGCAGCCCCACCTTGCCGTCGACGCTGGGCAAGCCGTCGAGGCCCTCGATGTTCACCGTTAGCTTGAGGGTGTCCGACTCGACGCCCGCGGCGTCGACGTGCTCCCAGTCAACCAGGCGCGCGTTGATCAGGGCGGCGTTGCTGCCGTAGATCTCAACCGCTGGCGTGTATCCGATAGCCATGCACCCTCCTTAATCCCACGCGGTAAGCGGTGCAGCCTGGGCCGGCTTGCTGGCCAGCTCGGGCAGGTTCACCCATAAGCCCGCCGGCAGGGCCGGGCCATGCTCAGCCAGGCCAGGGTTGACCAACCACAAGGCCTCCTCGGCCTCGTCGTCAGAGCGCCCCAGCTCGCGAAAGAGCAGCACGTTTGCCGTATCACCGGCGATGGTTCTAACCCGTCGCATTGACGAACTCCTGCAGCTCAAGCGTCCACGACAGGAGCGTCGCGGTACCGTCGTCGATCACCCGCTCCTGGTCTTCGCTCACGGCGTCGATTCGCCAGCGCCCCCACACCCGGCCGACGCCGTCGACCAGGGTGTAGGGCTGGCGCGCGTCGGCCATGGCGCGCAGCTCGTCGAGCTTGGCCATGCCGGCCGCCAGCTGGGCCTTGCCGCTCAGCCGCAGCGACTCCAGCCCCTGGCCGGTGTTGTGCGACATCGGCTTGCTGCTGATGATGTCCAGGTCTACCCAGCCGCCCGTGGTCTTGCGCGCGAGGCGCTCATACGGGAAGCCAGAAGCGAGGCCGAACACGAACTCGCCCAGGGCCATCTGCTGTCGCATCAGTCGCTCCCATCAGTCAGAGACGCGCCACGCCGAACGGCGAGCGGGTCGGCCATCATCAGCGGCACAAAGTCGCCGCGCATTTTCGCCATCACCTGGTTGGCCAGCGCCTCGCTGGTTGCATGGTCGGCCCCGCTGATCTGGATCTGAGGCGCGAAAGTGATCTGCCGGTTGTCGGCATTGGTCACCGCCGCCGCGACCTCGTCAGGGCTGCGCAGGCGGTCGACCGCCGAGCCAGCCATGCCGCCCAGCGCGCCGCCCGCTTCGCTACCCAACCACGCGCCAAGCGCGCCGCCCAGCAGGCCACCGATGGCGGTGCCAACAAGCGGCACCACAGAGCCAATGGCCGCGCCTGCAGCAGCACCGGCCCACATGCCGCCCATGCCGCCAGCGGTAGCGCCGAGCGAGCCGCCGACGTCTTCGCCGGTCGAGTCGTCATCCATCACCACCTGGGCGAGATCCACCGCGCCGGCCGCCAGCATCAGCGCCCCGCCCGCCTTCACACCCAGGCCGCCACCGCGCCCAGCT